GTTGTATTCTGTCGGAGACTACGAGGGCCATATAATCCTATTAACTAAATTGTACTTTAAAAGTAAACTGAATGCTATCGCCTGAAGTCAGGGCAATACCACTGAAGTCACCTTTAACAAACAAGTTACCAGAAGTAGAAGCATCAAACAAACCAGCATTGGTGATTGTCTCACCAGTAGCAGCAGTCTGAGTACCAACAACTTGAAAAGTGTCATTAGTTGTAGAAGTTGTAACCTGAGTAACTGTACCACTAACACGTGGGGTTACTTCAGTAAATAAAGTTGTATCTGTTGCACCAGTAGTACCTGCTCCAGTACCCCACCCAACATAACTAGGTGTTGTACCGCCGCCGTTTAAGCGTGAGGTAATAATGGCACGTCCAGTATTAACTAAGAGTGTAGCCATTTTGTAAATCTCCAAATAAGCATCTTGATAGGGTTTTTATGGTAGTAATCTATAACGCCCAATTAATCCACAGTGCCATCAGCACGAGTGATAGTAGCAACTAATTGGATTTCTTGGACGTCTAGATTAGTATTCATAATTACGTACGTTGTTTAACCAACTCAAGAACGATTGTAAATGTTAAGACTTGTCCTGTACCTTCATAATCAAAGGTAGCAACAATATCTCCTGTTGGACTGGCAGCATTATTAATAATACCGCCATAATGTCGAGCTTCTACTTTACCACGTCCTGCAAAGTTCCAGAACACAGTATTAGCAGAAGCACCTTTCCAAAGGACGTTTACAGTTAACAAATCTTCTACGTCGTAGGTGATTCTATCAACACGTAAACGATTAGCTTTAACACCATTAATATCAAAGTCACTTAAGTTAGCAGGAGCAACAATAGTGTAAACACCAGCGTCCGTAGCTGTTAAAGTACCTTCGTATTTGATTACAACATGGCGAGGGCCGTCAACTAATATTTGAGGTGTTTGAATGACAGTAGTCATGTAAGCCCCCTATTAGCGTGAAATTTCTTCAGCAGCTAGAACGTAATCAACTGTTAAAGTATCGGTTGCAGTAGGAGTAATCTGGTAAACTGGACCCATTAAAGCATTAGTCAATGTTGTACCTGTAGTACCAATGGTAGGTGAAGACACACGAGCAACTAAGTTACCACCAGAAAATACTAACAAATCAGTATTGTCATAATGGAAAGCTAAGTCTAACCATGCACCAGCAGCCGCAGTAGCTACACCAGTAACCAAAGTGGTTGCAGTGTTGTTTACTTTAGATACAAGGTTAACAGAAGTGCTTGAAGCTGGTTTTGTAAAATACAAACCATCAGTAGTTGTAGCACCACTGCCTTTTTGCAAACCAGCGATAAATGAAACAGTACTAGCTACAGCAGAAGGCTGAATGCGAGTTGTGTACCAAAGTTTTTGACCGCTGATAAGTTGATGACTGTTGTGTGTAGCAGCTACAGTAGTAACAGTAGTTGTTGCACCCGGAGTGATAACAGCTTGACCGCCGATACCGTCAGCTACTAAGAAAGTAGAACTAGTACCAGTAATAGTCCAGTCAATAGTAGTGTTGTATGTGAGGAAAAAGTCGTTGTAGTATTCTGCAACTCCATAGCCTGTGTCGCTTGAACTGTGGAATGGGTCACGCATTGGATATGAACCAAGTGGTGCACCTTTTGCTACGGTTGTAGAACCGTATGTAAATCTTGTTGGAACGCCCATGTATATCTCCTAAAAGTGATGGGTTCACGTCAATTAAGACGTTTAGGATAAAAAGTATTACTTAGGAAAATGCAGTTTTTCAACAGCGTGTAAACGCTTTTTCTTGAAACCTGAATCTTGACCTTCTTTGTTTTCTACTGCTTGGGTATTGCCGAGACCTTTAGGTGCTTTAGCTTTAGGGGCTGAAGTGCCTTTCATACGATTATGTACGATTGCGCCTTTAGGTTCTTTAATAATTGGATAGTCCATAATGGTTCCTTAGTAGGCAGGGAAAGGAATCTTTTGAATTCCTAACCCTGTCATTATATCACAAATTAACTCAAATGTAAAGAGTTAATTAAGGACCGTTAACGCCGTAGATAGCACGTGGGTCTGTCCAACCGAAACTATAACGCTCGTAGCCTTTAGCTTTAGCATTCATAGTATCGAAGTCATTGTCTTGGTCAAACATAATACCAACACGCTCAAAATACTGCATACCGCATTGAATGTTAGTACGGAGGAACCAAGCATGTGGGCTTGTGAGGTAATGGTTCATAACGATACCTTCTGGAATGGCATTAGTTGCCTTCAGAACGTTGATGTCGTTGTTTGCAGTACCTGATTGGAATACAGACTTCAGAATGCGGTTAGCGTTGTACCATTCTTGGCGAGCAACTACCAAAGAACGTGGCATTACGTTAATGAGCAAACCACGGTCATTTTGGAAACCCATAATTGCTACAGTTGCGTCTTCCAAAGAAGCTTCGGACAAGTCAACTGAAACAGTAGGAGTGTTAGCAAAAGTACCACCAGAAGTATTAGGGTGAACTAATGAACACAAAGGTTGATTATCGCCACCTGTGTAGGTAGAGTTAAACGCACGATTGTAAACGTTAGCACCAACGTTTTCTTTGGTTTGACGGAAAGACATTGCCAACGCAGCAGCACGACGCTTAGAAACTTGCTCATACAAGTTGTCATCCAACTCTTCTTTAGTTACGATGTAACCAAGAGCGTATGCAACGTGTGTGTAGCGAGTTACGAAACCTTGTACTTCTGAGTCATATTGAACTCCAGCACCTTCAGATTTAATAGGAGCAAGACCGAATCCAGTTAACTGAACATCTTCCTCGTAGTTTTGATGTGAGGTATCTTTGTCGAACAAGTGAATGTATTCTTCAGGATGTTCGTCGTAGGTTTGACCCCACCAAGCTTTAACACCGGGCCATAGGGCCTTTGGGTGAGTACCAGTTGTAATTACACCAGCCATTTTATATATCTCCTATTAATTAAGCACCGAAGGCTTGTTTGTATTGGTGTTTATTAAAAACAACCAACAAGTTATTGTAAGCACCCGGAACGTTTGTAGGCTCTTGGAACATACCAACGATTTGGAACATAGAAGCAGCAGTAGCGGCTGAGTCAGCAGTTACGTATGTGCTTGAGAATGGTGAAGACTGTGACAGTGTAGAAGTCTGGTCAGCGGTAATTGTAGGAACGGCTGTAGAACCAACTTTAGCATCAGCAGAAGCGTTAGCTTGTACTTGGAACACTACGTTAGGGTCAGTTACAACATAAACGTAAGCATAGTTACCAGAGTTTAAGCTGAGGTATAGTTGACCTAAGTTGATGTTAGTACCAGCCAAGCTTACGCCCGGATTAGCTACACGAATAGAAACAATAACACCCAATGGAACATCGGTTGCTGCTGCTTTAGTTACGAGACCAACACCGTTTGCGTCATTACCAACTGCGGACTTAACGATATCGCCAATAGCGTATGTGTTAGAACCACTGTTAGCAACAGCGTAAAGAACGCCTTGCTCGTTAAAGGGTGCACCAGTAATTGTGCCGCTTGGAGACACTCCTGATACGGCATTAACGTTTGCCATGTTTTAAATCTCCTTGATGGATTAATTAGTATTTGATTCCAGCGTTGTAGAAACCTGTAGAATCTACTCCGGGTGTTTTACCACCACGAATTGCTGCATCAGTTTTATCGTTACGTTGTTGTAGTTCTGCTTGGTCTTCAATCCAAAACTCTTCTTTGATTTTCATCAAGTAAGCGTACATTGGTTCGCCTTTTTCCCCAGCACCTACTAAAAACCTAACCTTATCTCCTAAGTCAAGATTACGTGATGTAACATTTTCCGTAACCCCATCTACCTCATTAGGGTGAACAAATTCATAACCGTTTTCAGTGGCAGCCTGTATACGACCCGGGGTGTCATTGAAAATATGCAAGTGATAGCCTTCAATTTGCTTTCCTACTTGCAGCTTGCTTTGAGTCCCATTAAATACGCCCTTTTTACGTTCACGAGGACGTGCTACCTTAGTAGACTCACCAACAGCTTCAACTTTACGTTTAATATCAGGCATTTCTTTTTTCTCCCTTAATC